CCGGTTTCGGGTATTCCGCTTCCTTCTTCACAGTCTACTTTAGATAGATTAAAATAGCCCGCTCCGGCAGAAGTAACTAAACGCCAATAACGTTTTGTTTCCGTACCCGTGAACGCCTGGCATATTATTTGATCGTCTTGAACGAAATCATCCGTACTATCATGCTCACATCTCCAATATGAGCCGCCGTCGATCACTTTGGTTAATTTACCACCCGCGGCGGAACGAATAATCATACCACCCTGATAAGTTATCTTTTGAACGACCAACTCAAATACGGAAAATATCTTTCTAACTGTAAGATTATCAATTTCCATATTCCAGTCACCCGTGACCGCTTTGTATATCTTCATTCCTTCGCCGCCAAAACCACTGACAAAAGATTCGGAAGATATATAGTCCTTTACTATTGTACCCATCAAAGTAGTAACGTGAGATACGCTTAGATCGTGTATTTCTGCAAGCTCTTGAACAAGTAAGTTTAGTGTTGTCATTTTCTTAGATACAGTCACATTGTCAGAAAAAGTCGCTGATTTGGCAATCAGTTTATCAAGAATGTTGAGTATTTGCGTCGTTACTGTCGTTGCGGTCAACGTATCTGTAGAAATACCCTTCGTTACGTCTAGCCCATTGTCAACAATTAAACCGCCTAGCAACTTGATAAGAAATTGCGTTTCGTCTGGCGCTGTTTTGGATAAATACGAGTCTTTTAAAGCGTCGATAGCCGCATATAGTTCCTGCCTTATGCGTAAAGAAGAAAACGTATTATCGTCGGTCGGTGCCGTATTATTATCGGTCAGAGCAATAATACGAGACTTTATTTCAAATAGGGAACGAAGAGATGAAAATACATTCTCATCTGAAACAGTACGCCCGTCGTCGATTTTCAGCACGTCAAGATTAGCCCCGCCGCCATTTATAGGCGTTGGCGTTGTTGTACTAATACTTACCGAACCGGAATTGCGTAAATACTTATTCCGAAACGAATGAGGCACTTTCTTATTTTCTACTTCTATCATGTTTCTATTAATGATACGTTACAACTTTCATTTGCGTAATCAATACTCATTTGATCGACGACCATTTCTCTTTTGAGGGAATTCTCGTAAATCCTAGACAGTATCGAAAAGCCACGATTTAAATTATTGCTGTATCTAAATTTTGGAGCTTTATAATGCGTATAAAACTTGTCTATTAGTATTTGTTCCGGCAATACATTTTTATCGTGCAACGGACTATATACCGTTTTTAAATAATCAAATTTATCCCCTGATTTGGTAGCGCAATTTGAGTAAGAAGAAATATTTTTTGCGTTTGAGTTGATTAATAGTTCGATGTCGTCCATTTCTGTTACATTATTGTCGTTTATCACGTTGCTGTAAACTACGTCGGAGTCGTCAACTGCATTATTAAATATATCGTATGTAACTTTATTGTTAGTATACTTAAACGTGAAATCGGATATATGAAATGCAGTACAAGGATAACAGCCCCCATCCGTTCGATACATAGGATATTTTCCTAAATGATTCGGAGTGCTTAATTCAAAGCGTATCTTTCCGCATAGTATTTTATCATCTGGAAGTTTAATCGCAACTCCGTCCGTTGAGTCGTACAGATTAAATCTATAACTAACAGTATTCGTTAATCTCTTTTCATCATCGAAAACTTTATCACCTTCTTTGTTTATATGAACCAAATAGAAACCATCTTTAAGCGTACATTCGTCGTGATACCATTTTTCGACAAAAATATCTTCGCCGTTTTCCCTATACGCATAAACCTTATTTCTATCCTCGAACCCGCCGGAAGCCTTTTCACCACTAACTGAATCATACTCGCCCTTACTTACAAATCTCCAATCTCCAAATTCATCCTTATACCTATACCATGTAGCCCCTTTATAAGTTAAGTTATGCGTATTTTTATAATAGCCTCGATTTACTCGATCCGTATAATACTTTTGATTTCTCCATACTTCACCATCATAATAGTAATCATCTATATATAATTTGCAAGGAACCATCGTATTATCAAATCCGGCGCCATATTTTGTATTAGAGTATACTTCATCGGACGTTTTTATTATATCGTTCGGAAGAAAAGAGCCGGACATTCTATAAGCGATATTTATTATGAAATATCCTCCTTTGAATAAAGAATACTCTCCGTTTTTCAATGTTAAAAGAGTCTTTCGAGAAGCACTAATTATATTATACGCTTGCAGGAATGAAACGCAGGTTTTCCAACTTAAAGAAGACGGTTCCCCGTCCTCTGTTGTGTAGTCGCTGTACTTCTGCCATACCACACCGGAATATATATCATTAACGTTGTCGATAGTCACTTCAACACCTTCTGCCGGAATATCAAGAAATGAAAAGCTCGGTATCAAATACCCCCAATTACTATTAGATTTAAAAAACGAATTAAGAAGGGTGTAATTCTTTCCGTCTATATCCCTACCAGATATATAATATTTATTGGGATCGGAGTTTTGATTTACTATATCCTTATCGTCGTCGAGCAATTCCGGGCATAAGTTGGTTATCTGATTCATATTAGCAACAACAGATACTTTATTATACACATCACCAAGCGATATACTTCCCGCGCTTTCAGATACGCCAATATTACGCACATTCAATAGTGCGGAAGGGATTGTTATACTTTCACATGTATCGCTTATTCTATCATAAACGAAAAAATGAAGCTCGTCGTTTTTGATAAAATCATAGTCGATCATATAATAAGCATCCTGATACTGAATGAACGTCATACCGATATATTTAGAGATTTCTTCTAAAACATCTCTACTATTCATCGGCTCGTTAGCTTCATCAAAGAAATTTCGTTCATGTATATAAATATCTTCTATCAAAGAAGTAGAAACATCTTTCGAGATTCTATTAGTTTTTTGAAAGTACAATTTGTTTAGAATCTTTCCGGGATCGGCAATATCAAGAATGTGCATTATTACATCTTTGAAACTTTTAAAATAGACCTCGGAAGAATTAATATAAGAGTACTTCTTATTTTCCAAAACGGAAATAGTATCGATTGCCTGTATCTCCACTATATTAAGCGGAGTTATATAATCGCTCGAATATAAATTTGGACTCATATATCCAAACCACTCTAAAACATCATCGGTTTTATTATACAAACGAACTTCTATATTTTGCCCTTCGGCTGTATATAGGTCTGATAAAATTCTATCTGTCAATATGCTTGTTACCGAATTAGACATTTTCAACGGTTTGTATAGAGTGTCCGATTCATACTCAACAGTAAACGGGCTATCTGTTAGGGTGAGTTCTTCGGAATACGTTGCAAAGACCGTATGAATTTCGATTCTATACGTCTTGTCTTTCCTGCTCTTAAACTCTGAATAATATCTTAGTTTCATCTTACTTTGCTTTTCTGATTATAATGATTACTCAAAACTCCTTCCAAATCTCTTCCATGTATGCGAAACGTTACGTTTGCGGGCTGATTTCCATTTTCTGCAGACGGTGCAATCTTTTGCGATAAGGAGCCATATAAACCGCTATTAAGCATTTGAAACAAATTACTTTGCTGTGATCCGTTTAAAATCATCTCGCCTGAATTGAGTAAAGCCGGAACCTTATCGCCTGTGAATGATGTGCCAGGCACAATACCACCCGTTGCGAATTTAGGAATACTAGCCATTGCAGCGACGACGGCAGCAACGGCGGCTCCCGCCAATAACCAACCGACAACGGGCGTTTCTGCTGCGGAAGCTACGCCGCTAACTACTGCTTCGGTCTGTTTCGCAGTTATTAACGATTGAATAGCCGGAATAGCTTGCGCAATACTGGATATAACATTTGCGCCCCATTGAAGATACGCCGCCGCACTTTCATTGGTTATTCCAGATAAAGACCCCATAATACTACCAACTACAGATAGAGATTCGGCATACCTTTCATTCATGTCTATATCTTCTTTTTTAAAAAGTGGATCATATTTCGGCAACTTTAAGTTTTTACCTTCTTTCCCATGAGTAGGAACTTTATCTTTATACGTTGGTTTTACCGGAAGAGACAAAGTGCCGTCTTTCATTTCACCATGAGCACTTTTGAACGTTTCTTGCTCTACAACAAACTTTAAACTTATCCTCTTTGATTCGAGTTCATTAATTGTTGCTTGAATGGCGGAACGCGCTTGCATGTCGGTTTCAGCAATAAGTTTTTTATTTTGCTCTGCGATTTGCGTGTCATACCAAGCGATAGAGCCCTCTTTCGGTTCTTCCTTTGGCGTTTTCCCGCCTATCCCTGACTGTGAAGCACGGTTCGCCGCTTTCGTCATACTAGATAAATTCCGTCCCGCCGCCTCTGCCGCCGTTGCAACGTTTATTAAATTCTGCAACCATTCATCACTCTTCTTTACTAAAATCGCGTTATATTGTATTGCATCCTGATACTTCGATAACATCGGGCTTATTGCCTTACTCAATGCATTTGTATCTGTTGTTGTAACCGTGTGCACATTCATTCCAGAACCCACCGTTTCGTAAGTTGTGAATTTGGCTTTTAAACGATCGTATTCATCTACGAAGTCTTTATACTGTTTCGCTAATTGTGCCTTTTGTTTATCGCCTACCGAAGATACATCTAATCTCAACACTTTATCTATATCCATTGCCGAAACATCTACGCCGTCAAGTCCTATTGCCGCCTTTACCATTGCTTGTAATGCGTTTTGACTTCTTTGCTTATATTGTCCTACGATTTCCTCTTGGTCTTTCAGCGTCTTGTCTAATAGTTCCCTAGCTGCTTTCTTTTGCTCTTCTGTTGAATCCTTATCTTTTAAGATAGTTATTTGTTCTTGTATGGTTGCTTGATTCTTTGCATCAAAATAAGAGAATGACATCTTTGTATTTCCTAATTGATCCATCGCGTTGTATGCTTCGCGTGCTAGACGTATAGTTTCGGTTAACCCGTTCATGAACGGCGTCCAGTCTCCACTACCGATAGAGTAGAAAAATTGGTCTACGCCACCTTTTAAGCCGTCCATAGTACGGGCATATTCATCTCCTAGCGTCTGACTGCTATTCATTACTTTATTGAAACCCTCCGAGGCAGTTACAGCAATACCAAGAACCCCGGCGAACTTCATAACTCCCGATACTGCAACGCCGGACATTTTAGAAATGTCGCTTTGAAACCCGTTTACATTCTTCTTCGACTTATTTAGATTTGCGTCAAAGTCATTCGTTTTAAGCAATAATCTTGTTACTATATCAGACATCTTTATGCGTGTTTAATTGTGATTCTACTTCTTTTGCTTTAGCTCGTAATCGTTGCATCTCTTCGTCCGTTACGCTCGTATCTTTCTTTTCTTCTTCATCCCACGGGAACCGGAGTATATCGGTTTGCTTTAGCGTCTTTGTGCTATTAGATTGCGCTATAATGAAACCTAACAATCTAGTTTGTTCCCACGCTTCCCGATTGCGTCGATTCAATCCGTCTATAAACGATTCAACCTCGATAAAGTCCATTTTATCGAGGAAGTAATCGGGAGCGATCCCGCCCTCACCGACAACGCGCGAATAAAGTTCGCGTATACTTACGGCTTTCGTTTCCGCGTTGTCACCTTCTTTTTTTTTACGTCATTTCCTGCCGATTGCGAACGTAGTTTGATTTCATCCAAAATAAACTCTTTGAATTGTTCGAATAGAGTCAAATCATTTTCGCACAACTCTATAAACTCGTCAAATTTCATATTAAACGAATCCTTATTACTAGCGATCAGGAACGAATAAAACAAAATGTATTCATCTAGTAATTTCCCGAACTGAAACGGATAGCCGGATATAGATTCGAACACAAAGAACGCACGAAGCGTATATTTCAAAGAGAAATCTTTTCCGTTAAGTGATATTGTTTTCATTGAATAAGTCGTTTAGAGGGCGGCAAAACACCGCCCGTAAGTTATTTACTAGCTGCTTCCTTTGCAAGCGGTCCGGTTCCTTCGAAACTGATTGATAGTGTTGCTTTGTTTCCATCCGGCGCATTCGCTTCTAGCGAAGTGATAACCGCACTACCTGTATATGCACCTTCTGCTAGCGTCCATCCGGCGGCGGGCATTTCGTTTACGTCAGGATTGCCAACAACGCCAAATTTCAGAACAACAGGTTTATGCGCCAAGAACAAAGCGAATAGTTTATCGTAGCTATTCGCATCTGCATCCGCGCTAAATACGTTTTCACTGGAAGCGTTCCAAGAAAGTTTTTTAATGTCCTTTTCCGTCCAGATGCCCGAATCTTTACTTTGTGTGTCGATTGTTTCAGCCGAAAGCCCCAATTTGCAAGATGTGGCAAGTGCGATGGCTTTATCGTCGATGAATAACATTAGGTCTTTTCCTAACACAGATTTTGCTTTACTCATAATTTTATCGTGTTTTAGTTAATTATTCAGTTTTAAATGAGAATACGAGGCTTTGAATAAAAGTATCTTCTATAAAATCCTCATTCGCGCTAATTAGTTTAGAATCGATCACATCGAAGTTATCATAACTTCCTCGTTTGTTTTCGAGTGATTTACGTACCTCTTCCGCGATTGTAACAGAGTTCAAATAGTTATCACTGGCGACAACGATCTCAACCGAAACTGTATCGCCCGTACCATATCTATCTTTCGTATATTCTGGAACCAGAGAACTACGCTTGTAGATAACGAACGGAAAAGATGTTTCCGTTTTGGTCGAGATAGCATATATTTTATCAGAAACCAATTTTGCCAACTCTGTAGAGTCGCTTAATCTCTTATATACGTGTGCGCCTATTGATAAACTCATTTCTTTTTATTTGTTACTTTCATTATAGAATCAATTATATTTTTCTCTAGTGAGTTCTCTGCTTCTTTCTGCTTCGATTTGACCGCATTAGAAAAGAAGTGGGAAGCATTTATAATACCTCTATTCGCTCCTTTTTTGGTAGCTCGTTCTTTGGTTCCTGATTCAAACCATTTCAACATATAGGCGCGTGATCCCTTTTTGCGTCGGTCGATCAAGTCAACCCGTGCACCGGAAGCATTGCGATAAACTGCTACGTTTATTTCGTTCTTTAGCGGTTTGAACGATACGCCATTCTTAGAACTTCCAAATTCTGCATCAGTAACAGCAGAAACTAAATTTTCCTGAGCCTGTTTACGAATGATAAGAATCGACTTTCTAAGAGCGGAGGAAATTGCCTTCTTTGCTTCTTTATCGTTCAACCGTTTAAGTAGTTCGTTTACTCGCGTTGCATCCACTTCGACGCGATACAAGTTGCGCCCGGTGTAATTGTCGTTACTCATTGATTACCTCCGCTTCTATAACCGTTGCTTGTTGCTTCCGGTCGTGATTGATAGATAGAATCTTGTATTTTTGCCCGTCGTATTCGATCCTCATTTTAGCGTTGATCTCTTTACAGATGCGAATCATTATCGTATTAACGGTCGTATTATATATCTCGCCGTTCGCTTCTTTACGTGCACCCGACTTAAAGCGAATGTATGCGCGTTTATCGAATACTTTCACCCAACTTTCAGACGTGCCGCCCAGATTATCGCGCTTTGACTCGCTACGGTAAAAAGCGATCATTTCGTTTAATAATCCTGCTTGCATTACGTATATCGTTTTAAAGGTTGCAGCAATAGTTCTATGTGCCCCGGAATAACTTGCGGAGTGGCAAATGTTACCGATTCGCGGTTTGCGTAGTAATTCGCTATAAGGATGCGGATCGCGTGCCAGATACGCCGATCTATTTTTGCGTCCTTAACGTAGTTATCTAGCGGATTATTTAGATACGATTCGATAAGAAGTTGAACGGGTTCGATAAGCCCGGTTATATACGCGTCGTCCGTGTCGAAGTCAACGTTTAAATGCTGTTTGAGTTCTTCGAGTGTTACGTATTGTGCCATATTGTATAAATTAGAAAGGGCTAGAGCCGAAGCCCCAGCCCTTTAGTGAATGATAGGTTATAGGATTAGGCAGAAGCTTTTTTCTTTGCGATGGCAAAGGCTTCCGGGCGAGCTACAACAATATCATAATCAGTATTCAACACAAAGTTTACGACATTACTTTTCGCTCCGGTATACGGGTCTATAACTAAATCCATATCGCCGAACTGACCGATAGCAGCGTTGGAGAATACACCGAATCCGATAGAATCGGCGTCTATGTAGTTAGTAACAAGAACCGGATAACCGTTCACCATACCATTTTGGCAGATCATTTCAGCAGCCCCCGCCGCTTTGGGAGTGGATTTCAAAGCACCATACACCTTTGGAGTGCAAACATAGGCAGCTGTACCGTCGGTTACATCTACGCCCGCATCCATTACGGTAGATTCAAGCGAAACAATATCCGCAAATGTCAACGCGTTTGTATATTCAACATCTGGTTTTGTCTTTACAAACACCCCGTTGCTTGCGCCAGACAATGCAGTTCCCGAAAACATCCATTTATTCAAAGTGCGAGCGACACCAAGCGAAATTTGCTTCAAAACAACGTCCTGCAAAGAGTAGTTCGTTTGGTTGATCGCACGCTTAGACACCGGGATAGAAATAGATACACGTTTGGGTGAAGCCTTGATTTTGTCGATATTCAATTCGGTATCGGTAACCGCAACGTTTTCACCCTGAATTGTTGCTTCAACAGCCGCCAATGTTGGGAAAACAAGGTCACCTACAAGCCCGCTTTGCATCTTGATACCTAGTTTATCAATAATCAAACCTTTTTCTAACGGTTCAATGATTTCACCGATTGTAACAGGAACCATGCTAGCCGCATCGGTTGTATCTGTAACAGTCACCGCACGTTCTACAACTTTAATACCGCCTTCCGATACTACTCCGTTGTATTCTTCCAAAGAGCGATGATTAACGACGTCAAAAACAGCCTGTGAGAACAACACGCGACGGTCTGATACCAAACCCGCGTTAATATCTTCAAGCGCACGGCGTTCTACCTTCATTTCTAAAAGCTCTTTCTTTGTTTTCAACTGCTCGAACTGCTCTTTCTCGCTTGCGTCGAGTGCTCTTTTTTCCGCTTCTGCTTTATCCAACATAGCGCGCATCTGCTCTTTGTATTGAGCAATAGTTTCAAATTCTTTTCTCATGTTTTAAATTGATTTGCGTAAATTATTAAGTTCATTTAAATAGTCTTTATTCTCGCCGGACAATTCCGCTATCGTATCGTCCATACTCCGCACCGTTACGTCTGTACCATAAAAAGCAGGATCAACAACGGGAGATATATCAGAAATCCGATCAATCATGTGTACAGTACGAAGCAACAATCCGTCTTTCATTGAATAGGAAACTTTTGTTTTATCCTTTTCATTTAAAGCATACGCAAAAGACGAACCGAAAATGTCACCGCGTTTAATCATTTCTACGGCGAAATCTCCATCGGGAGTACTAGGAGCCTCAAACCTGTATTTTAGTCCGTAGTCGTCAAGTTCAAGCGACAAAGTACCTGCACCGCGATTAGATCGAGCCAACAATCTCTGTTTGTTATGATCTAACAGAGCTTTAACATCACAACTACGCAATAACTCTTCCGTTATAGCTCCCTTTTCGATCACCTCAACAAAAGCGCGTTGTTTTTCCCTGTCGTACAATACACGGCTTTCTTGTCCGAATACAACCGCATAACCTTCGATTATTCTTCCATCTCCAACTTTAGGAGCACCTAACTCTGTATAACTTCGTATTTCCATATTTTGCAAATATCATTTTACTATATGTTTGTTTCCTCATTCTTTGGTAGCTCTACTTTTTGACTAGCCGCCTCGATTGGTTGAACGTTGCAAGAAATAAATACTTTATCGCCCCCTTCAACAGGTGGCTTTCCTAATGCTCTACGGGTATCATTCGGAGAATGAGCGCCCATTTCTTCCAGAGCCTTGTAATAACTCGCTTGCGTCGTTAAATCGGTTTGATATAAGCATGACAAATCAAATGAAATACTATATAAGTGAGCGACCGAATTAGGAATCAGCTTGTAATTAAATTCAGCCTCGATTTGTTTCAATATTGGTTGCAGTGTATCAGTTAAAAAAGAAACATTGCTCATTTCAGAAGCTTTGTAATTAGTAGATTGTCCGGCAAATACTTTATCTGGGTGAACTCCGTAAAATCTACATATATCAAGAATACTGAATTTCTTTGTTTCCAATAACTGCGCATCAACCGGATTTATAGAAAGTTGATGAAATCCAACATCGCCGGGAACTGAAATAATGTCTCTTCCTGTGTTTAGTTGTTCCTCTATGCGATCTCCAACCGTAGAAAGTTGAATATCCGTCATACCTGCACCGGGCAACCCTTTATTTATCTCTTTTGCACCGGAAACAAGCCCCTTTATTTTACTTCCATTCTGAAAGGTTCGTAAATTCTGATTATCTGCACTCGCGGCTATGGAAAAGATACGGCTAGCGTACATTATTGTGCTTACTCCTGTATATCCCCCGTCCAAACTATTATTTTTAAGATGGATTATTTCGTAGGATTCAAAACGCCCATATATCCGGTTATATGGATCAGAAATAATATAAACATCATTCAATTTGTCATAGGTTACTGTATTATTTGCGCATAATACAAGCTCGCTGACACTACCGAACTTTCGACGGATAACGATGTAGGCGTTTCCTTGATTTACGATTTGAACAACCATATTCCTAACCATTTCAAAACTATTCATTCGTCGGTTAGGCATACGGGTTAATATCGTATATAAATCGTTTTCCTCGTCTGGTGAGAAATATCCATCTTTTTTCCGTTTAATTATAAGCGGTAAAGACGCGATAGTCCCCGAAAGAATAGAAGTACATCTATATGCGGCTGAAAGTTTCATTGCTTGATTACTGTTATGCACATCTATTGGCTGACCGGGTAACGATGGTAATCGGGAGTTTATCGCCGCATCTTTATCCGTTGTGCTCATCTCTGCATTTAAGGCGCGTTTTTGCGTCTTTGAACGTCCCAATTCAAAATTAAAAGATAGTTTCATTATACCTCCATGTTATTAAATAAGTAGAATGTCATTAGGTTTGTTATAGTCGAATCAATCTTCGCGTTATGCGTTTTCTTGACTGGCTTCTTATTCATGTTCCGATCTTCGTCTAATACCGCATTACTAAAACAGTATGGCGTAATCGGATTAGGGCTAAAGGTGAGCTTACCCCGATACAAAGCAAGTTCAAAGGATTCGATAGGGCTTGTAAACGTTCCGTATGTCTGTTTAACAGGCTTAATATATTCACTCGCACCGCCTACGGAATAAGTAAGAAGATTTACAAATTCAGCCGATTTATAAGGATCATAGCCAACTCCCATAATTTGTAGATACTTTGCACGTGCAAGTATATCGTTTACTATTTGCTGATAGTCGATAATATCACCGTCACAAAGAATTAAATAGCCCGCTTTCGCCCAACCTTCGTAAAGTTCCCGATTCGGATGATCTTTCAAAGCTCCTTCCGGGAAATAGTAGTCCGTATGCGAATGAAAAGAGCCGCTTTCTTTCGAATAGATATTATAAGTAACCGAAGAGAAGTCGTCTCGAACGGACAAATCAACCGCCACCATCGTAAGCGGATAAGTACCAATATTTTCTATTCTAATATCTTTGAATCGTTCTTCGATCTGCTTTGCCTCAATCCATTTTGTTGTTTGGTCGGTAGTAAATACGTTAAGTAACTTTGTTCGAAACTCTAGCGCGTCCGGTGCGCTATATAAAGCCTTCTGGTATGCGTCGATATAGAAATCTTCATAAACAGTTATACCCATGTGTGGTTGCACTTTACGCCACGTTGCCGGATCGCCTTCCTCGTCGTCTACGTCTGGCTCAAAGATGTGTGCAAATATGGAATCATTTTCAATCTCACCTCGTAGGATCGATTTATACATTTTGAGCATTTCGACGAATGGAGCCGTTTCTTTATCGGATGCGGTCGTAATTACTACGGTTAAAGGGTTGAGCCGTGCGCCCATTGAGGAAGTTAATACATTCTTCAATGCGGCGCTATCGGCTTGTGAATACTCGTCTACTATTACCATGCTTGCGTTAAGTCCGTCTAATTTATCCGGGTTAGAGGCAAGGCAACGGGCAAAAGAGGTTTTTCCCTTTATGCGGTTATATATGATTTCTCGATTAATTTTGAAGTGCCTAAACTTCGGATCGAGAGACTTTAAAATATTACGTATTTCATCAAAACAAACTTTCGCCTGATTATATGAATTTGCAGCAACGTATGTTTGTGCGTTCGCATCACCGAACAACAAATCGTTAATCGAAAGACTCGCTACGCTTGTTGTCTTACTGAATTTACGTGGAACGAATAGAAGAGCTTCACGAATCAAACGTTTGTTTGTTCCGGGCTTGTAAAATGCGAGAATGTTAGAGAACTGAAACACTTGTATCGGAGTCAGCTTGTATCTAGTTTTTCCCTTCGTGCCGGAAAACTTCAAACGCTCATAGAACGTGACGAACTTCTTTACTTCCTTGATCCGAAACTCGTATTTATCGAGGAAAACAAAGAAGCGGTGAACGGCTAGTAACTCGTAAAGGTTGTGCGCGTCCGGATTGTTAATACAACCTTTAATATACACATTTAGTCTTTCGTCTGCCTTGTCTAGCTTATACGAATCAACGTCGATGTTATGCAAGTCGGAGATAACCGACTGCTTTAACGCTATCAAATTGTCTCTATTCTCCTTGTTCATCGCGATCTATTTTGTTTACTTCGTTAATCAGGTCGTTTACTTCGTCGTCGTCAGATGCAGAAAGCGTTTGAAAGGTCAAACCAAGTTCGCGTAATTGTTTGCGCGTTGCTTCGAGTGCATCGAATAAAACTTTGAAAGCAGGATGCGCCGTAAGTTTATCATTATTTTCGCGGGACACTTCTTTCACGTATGACTTCATACGCTTCTTTGAAATATCGTTTAGTGCAATTTGAAACGCCATATATGAACCTGCGCAAAGAGTTATACAGAGGTCTAAATCTTCCGTATATGTTCCCTGCGACTCCATCGCGGCGCGAATCTTTTCTTTTATGTCGTCCAAATCACACATTTTTATAGGCTTTTTGCATATAGGAAAAGATCGCAAGTATTTGGTAGCTCGGAAGATGCGCGCAAAAAGTTTACCCCCAACGCGCACCCCCTCGTTTCAAAAATTACTCGCGCGTGTAAATATGAGGTGAGGTGGGTTTAGCGTATCGCGTTAAAAAATAAAAAACCGCCCCCCTCTTTCAAAATAAAAGATTTATTAGCATTTAATTTTGAATGTAATAATAAAACTACTATTTTTACCCAAAAAGAAAGACTATGAATAACTTATTAATAATTGGGAATGGATTTGATTTAGATTTAGGGTTGCCAACTAAATACTCTAATTTCATTGAAAGTAAATACTTTAAAAAACAGAACATTAGGAGAGGAAGTAAACTATTTAAATATATCAGTGAAACATATCATGATAAAAAATGGATTGACATTGAGAATGAATTAAAAAGATTTGCCTTAGATGATAAAGGGAAAAATATTCTATTTAATAAAACAGAAAAAGATTTTGAACTCTTAAGAGTTTCATTATGTGATTATTTATCTAGTTTAAGCTATGAAAGTATAAACAAAGAGTCGGCGGCATGTATGCTTATTGAATCAGTTATAAATAATTACCTTTTCAAAAAAGTGTACACATATAATTATACAGATTTAGAAAAGATCATCGATATATTAGATGTAAAGAAAACCTTTAATAATCAAATTGAAATAGAGTATGTTCATGGAAAAGTAAATGATAAATCAATAATATTAGGTTTTGAAGATTCGGCAGAAGTGAAGGATGATTATTTATTTATGATAAAATCATTTAGCCGTCATTTTCGCTCGCATAATATACAATACGACATGATACTTGCCGATGAAGTAATCTTCTTTGGACATTCATTGGGAAGTACCGATTATCACTATTTTGAACATTTTTTTAGAAACCAATCGAATGAACAAATAAAAAAAGAAGATTCTAAAATAATTACGATATTTACCTATGACAATAAATCTAGATTAGAAATATTAACTCAACTTAGAAGCATGAATGAGAAAAAGACAAATCTACTATTTAGTTTAAATCAATTAAATATCTTTTGCACAAAAGATGGAGAAGGAGATAAAGAAAGGATAGAAGAATATTGCAAAAATCTTAAAACAAAAGGGATCGCCGCTCAAAAAGAAATCATAAGCAAGACAGCAGTAGATCAAAGAAAAAAGGGCTAACAAAATATTAGCCCTAATAAAGTGCTATCATTTCAAAAACTTATCAACAAAACGTTCCGTCATTCGTTTATTATTCGCCTGCACCGCCTCTTTCGAATGACTGAAAGCGCGCCGATGTTTATCGGAATGGCACGAATGGCATAGACTTTCCAGATTGTTATAATCAAACATTAGTTGTCTCATTCCGAGTTCATGCGACACGGACTCAACCGGGACAGTGTGATGTACTTCCGTTGCAAGCGTACTGCGATTGTTCGCCTCGCACATCTCACAAACCGGATTGCTTTGTAGCTTCTTAGCTCGAAGTAACTTCCAACGATTGGAGTTAATCATCTTAATGTAATGCGGGTTTCTACTCATTGTTCGTCATAATTAAAAAGAATCTTATCACATTGATAACAATCGTGCAACTCCTTTCGTGTTGCCTCGATGTCGTCCGTTTCTATCTCAACTAAATGCGTCTCGGACACATCGCCCGATTTGCATTGAATACGCCTGATTATATACATAACGTTTCGATCCGGTCTAATCCGTTAATAAGTAATCTAATCCGTGCACAATTCCCGTCGCATCGAGTCGATTGTGTTTCCTGTTTATGTATCCGGCTTGCACAACCTTTGCAGTTCTTAGACGGACACATTTGTTTATACACTTCGATAGCTTGCCGCCTCGTTTCGTCTCTCTGTATCCGAGCCGCTTCGATAGCGACTTTTCGGATTAAGCCACGCGAGCGGATGCGCTCGTTTGTGGCTTGTTCGATGTACTGTTTTACTTTACTCATTTTACCGTGTTATTTTTAGGTTTGTAATTCCACCCGTTTAACTCGTAGACTTTCCGTTTCGCCTCTTCCTGTGTTGCCGCATCATCTACCTTTGTGTCTCCGTCTGGATCGCGACGATAGATATTGAAGTGACGAAAACGAGGGGAATAATAATACTTTGATTGATTTTGTGTTTGGTTCATTTCTATTCTGTTTTTAGTTATATTAAAGCGCTGCCATTTTCAAATCCCTATTCTTCAAGATATTTGCAGTCAAAACGAATTTTTGTTCATTATTTAGGTATTCAAAGAATAATTTGTAAATATCTCTATGTGCATCTTCAACAAAGCACATCCATAACCTTTGCCCTTCATCGCTTCCGAATAAGTACACAAATACCTGACAGTTACTATAATTGCCAAATTCCTTAAGAGAGTGGATATTCGAATAGAAAATACGGCAGTCTCCAATTAATATTCTATCATCGGAAATATCCTCAAATGATATTGCTTCCTCTATATTCATTACTATCTTGATTTGAATTATTTTCTAATCATTAATATTGGCACACTTTTTGTTATTTATATTGTGGCGATTTTGCCATAATTTAAAATCTAATTATATGAAAATTGTAACTTACAAAATTCTCAACGGTACTCTGAACCTTTTTAAGCTTCCTAACGGCAAAATAGTGCACATTCCAACAGAAGCATTGCCTCAATTAAAGGAATCATTAATTCCAGATATCGCCTGTTATATTCAAGTAAAGCAAAACAATGGACAGTTTAAAGCAGAAACAGCATTAGCACGGATTTCTGACCTACAGGAATATAGTATTGAAGATGCTGTATCATTTTTTGAGGCACCTAAAGATTTCTTTGACCTAAAAGAACTCTAATGATTTTATATATCTGTGTGATTGTGTTTATTGACACATTCACGCAGATATTATTCAGTTATACTCTATTTATTTCGTCATTGATTCGGAACATACTATCGCTTATGAAGTCGTATATCTTGTACATAAGTTCCGGTTCTTCTTTTTTAGGAGAATAAACCATTACCCTTTTACCTGCCCCTTTCATCCATCCTGCTTCTGTGTTAGCAGACCGACCACAAGGAAGAACCATAACGCAGACATCAGCCCACTGCATACCGTTGAAATCTGAATCAAAACCTTTCTGTGCAATTGGGTGATTAAGTGCTTCTCGATATTGCTCTGTTGTCCAGTTCTGCCAATCAGGGTCTATATCAGACCATTGGAAACCACCATTCCCATGTGGGGGATTCTTAAAATCATAGACCTCATGTCCTAAATTACGGAGAATATCTACAACATCTTGTTGAAATACATTTCTCCAACTACTTGCTACATAAATTTTTGCCATAATATTTTTAATTATAATATCACTTTTATATATTTGTAATAGCATTTACAAACAATAGGGTAAAAAATGCCTGTTGGCGTTTATGGGTTCGAATCCCGGATAAATGTTAGGTGCTATTGCCGCAAAATTTCTAAAAGAAAAAGAATCATGATTACATTTATTATATTAAATATAGTCCTACCAATGGCAATTGGTATTGTATCCGCTTGGATATATGATTCTATCAAAGAAAAGATGCGTTATCAAAATGCAGTGTCACCGACACAAGAAGCTGCCTCCGGGCGGCTTCTTCCGTTTTAGTATTTTCATTTTATTCATTACTTAATTGTTATTAGTTATTCAATCCGTTCACCCAACTTTAAAACATACACTTCTTTCTTATCAGGTGCACCCCACTTCTTCCGACCAACTCCAACAGAGATACAATCCAACTTAAACAACATAGTTCGCGCGGTGTACCCATACCGGAAACGAACGTGTGTATAATGATCGCAACTACCAACCGGACAACCGTCACAACCTTTTGCGCTTGGATGAAGTCCGCAACACTTTAAGCGTTTGATCCAATACGGTTTTATTTCCCGATATTCTTCTTTCTTTTCGCCGGATTCGATCATTAGAAACCAAACCGCCATTAATGGTAAATCTAGTATTCGCATAACTTTATTATTTATTAATTCTACACAAACATTCTAGGCTGCATCCGCGACAAAATGATTTTATTCGCATCTGCATAGAACTTCTTCTTTATCTCAAATCCGTATGCTTTTCGCCCGCATTGAGCGGCTGCAAGTAATGTTGTCCCACTTCCGGCGCATGGGTCTATTACAACATCACCCGCATCGGTGAAAAGTTCGATCAACCGCTCAAGCAACGGAACTGATTTTTGTGTCGGATGAATCCGCGGTGTATCTGTATCTCTAGGATAATCGAAACAATTAAATACCATCCGACCGCCATTATTGAACTTTGGCAGTTTGTCCCGATATAAGAGTACACCATATTCACAATTACCAACGACCTTCATATTAGCCTTTAAAACTTGTGCCGAAAAGTTCTTTTTAAATACCAGATTGATATAATTGTTCAGCCCGTATTCCTTCGCTTTCTGTATAAGTTCAAATTGTTGCTGAAATTCACAAAAGACAATCATACAGGGGGATTTTCCTTTTTCTTTTGGCTCTTTAACGAGCATCTTGCTACAAAAGTGAAGAAATTCAGTAATTCGAAAATCTTTATCGGTATCGAAAAACTCTTTTCCGGCTAATTCGCTTTCTCCGTTAGAATTGTCTCCGTCGATATACCAAGATGGATTAGAACCGTATGCGTTCTTCCCGATGTTGTAGGGAATATCCGCAATGATTAGTTGTGCTTTCGGAATACCGTATGTTTTATAGTTCTGGAAATGGTCGTTAAATAGTTCTACGTCTTTCATCGAAACAATAATATTAATCGTTAATAATTTCGTCCTCATTCTCTACTACTTCGCTTTTTACAGGTTTCTTCACCGGAACGCGAATCGCCTTTTCTGTAAACTTGTTCGATAGATATTGTTTCGCCTGCTCCCAATCTGTAAAGTGTAAATTCGGATCAGTATAGAGCGAGATTATCGTAGAGTTTAATTTGTCGAGTGCTCCGAAAGCGCTTGAATTTATCGTACCGTCTAAGGGTGAAAACTTGCTAACTAAGCCGTTATAATTCTCTGAAACAAATCGGTCGATATACTTCCGATTCCGTTCATTTGCCGCGACGGGGTCTGCTGATATGTCGTGCAAATAATTTGTGTTTGATAGTTTTTTAACCATATTAAAATCCTTCTAATCGTTTTTGTCCGTTCATCTCGTCTACCTTGTGTTGTGGTAGTTTTCGTTTTGGTTTTACATACTCGAAATGTCGTTCCGCCTGTGATAGATCGTAGAACATTTCTTTGATTTCGTCCGGTAGTACTTCTTCATCATCATCGCCTGGCATCGGATCAGCAACCCGGAGAAAGCAGCCTAAAATGTACTGCATAATCTCGTATGTGCTTTTGAAATGGTAGTCAGCGCGAATCTTATCGAGCCTTTGCCATTGTTCCAGATCGACGCGAACCGGAATCTTTTTAAAGTACACAAGTTTCTTTTTTCTGCTTCGCATGGTTTCGTTGTATTAATTATCTTCTACTAGCTCCGTTCAATTCAATCACATTAAACATCTCATTTATTCTATCCGCAATATAAGCTCCGTATTTCAATTGTATTTCCTCGATAGTCATATTGGTAGTTGCGTGTGTTACCGCATCGTATCGAAGCTCGTAGCGACATTGGAAAACATATTGCATAACATTTAACTCGGTACCAAAGTGTTTAGCCGGAAGCGGCTCTCTGCCGAGTTCGTCGAAACACACATCTCTAGGTTGCCCAGCATTGTACGTATATAGGTCGAGTCCATCGCCTCCCAATGCAGTGTATCGATTCGCCACGAATGACGCCGAGTCAATCCGAAATCCACCGATTGGGTATCCGCCGGGATTTTTAGAGCCTCTACTAAGCACTAAATACCTGTTGAGGATTTGTATAATTGTGCTTTTGCCTGTTCCGATAGTGCCTGTGAATAAGAGTCCTTTACCATTGTCAAAATGGGAAGAAACACCCTCTGCATACTTAAATACTTCATTCATAAGGTTTTTATTTGCATCCGTTATTTCAAAACAGGGGCAAATCTCCTTACAGCACGATTTAAAGCAATCGGCTCGCTTGTCGTATGGTATCGGGTCGTCAGAACGACAAAGTACGGATAATAGGGGCGTCGATACTCTTTGCATCGTTTTTGCCCTCGCTTGTTTCATGTTCATTTCTATTTTTTTTCAGTTCAAAGAATCCCGCCCAATTATTCGCAATCGCTTCATCTATGATTTGAGATGCGATCATCGGATCACCTTTGCTCAACTTCACTAATTTGTTGTAACACGCTTTAAGTGACTTTTCCGATTTGTAATTTTCCCGCCTGTCTTTCTTATATTCAAGCCAGAGCGAAAACGCTTCTAAAAACTCGTCAGATATAAAATCAAAATCTCCATGAGAGACTTTAGAGAGTATATTTCTGTTTGGTTTCTGTTTTAGTTTATTATAGTCTGTACTATCCCCTGTATCATTGGCTCCCTTATCTACTGTATCATTGGCTGTCTGATTGGCTCCCTTATTGGCTGTTTGATTGGCTGTAAAATTTACAGTAGTAGTTACAGTGGTTTTAAATTCCTTCACGAAAGAATACGAGCTAATGACACGTTTATTTTTACCAGATTTATAATAAATCAATCCTGCATTTATTAAAGACTCACGGGCTTTTATTAGTGTTTTCTCATTCACGTTAAGCGCAAAACAAAGTTCAATGTTCGAGCAATCGAAAACGTCCCTCCAATCTTCGCCGTTACAAATAGCCACTAATTCGTAAAAAAGGGCTTGTTCGGTGGCGGTAAATCTGAAACGTCGTCGCGCTTTTCGCATCTTTTCGGTTAGCGTATATCCGTCTATATTCATCACACTTATAAAGTCTATCGAGCGATATAATAACTACAAATCCTTATCCCGATCGCCCGTCCCACTTTCAGAACGGAACAATAGCAAATAAAATTATTCTCTCTTCCTCCATTGCGACACGTTCGACAATCGTGTTTTACTTGCTTTTGTGATGTTTTCTTTGCCATTCTTATACCTCCTTTATTTTAATTCCATGAATGTAAAGCATGAGTTTACGTTTGATTATATACTCCTTTGTCCGAACTCCTTTAGTATCTTCGACGATATACTCACCATCCCGATAATAAACGAAATCCGCGATGTAATAAACGCCTCGTTCGATCAGCTTCTTTTTTGTGTAGCGTCTTCCGTGCTCCTTGCACTTCGTAGAAATGATATTGAGGCGAAATAAGCTCGAATTTTACTTGTTCTTGAAGTCCGGTTATAATTCCCTTCTTTTCGAGTAGTTTCAGATCCTTAGCGCGTCGATATTCCTTTTTAGAGTCGTATCCGTCTATCTTTACATTGTTATACTTTGCCATGTCTTTTTAATTGGTTTGTGAATAGTGGATAAGCCCGGATTCGAACCAGGAATGATACTTCAAGAGCCGCACCGTTAAACAGAATGTCTGGCGATCAACCTTACATAACTAGGCGTTTCCAATTCCGCCACTTATCCGATTTGCCGGGGCTTTCACCCGGCGCGCCGTTACTTGTTTGTGTCGTGTTTAAATTCTTCCTTTTCTTCTGAATGATATGGATAAACATCTACAATCGCCGTTTCTTTGAGAAGAATCGAAGAATAATCCGCCATCGTCCCTTTCATTCCTTCGTCGAGCTTCTTCATTGCGTCGTGAATGTCTGCCGCCTGTATAAGTACATTTGTATAGGTCTTTTTCTCCTTGCCGCTTTTCTCGTCAAGCGTAATGAAGGCGAGTCGCCCAGCAAACCATTTATCGGCTGAATCTTCTTCGCTCGTAAATATCTCGCTATAATGCGCGCGGGAAATGTCGGTCACTGTAAACTCACCGGAGATAAACGGTGTGACCTCTTCGATTATTCGTGCTTCTGCTTCGGTAAAACTTAGTGCATCGACTAAATACGGTTCAGTCACTTTCTTTTGCATTCCGTTTTCCATCACCTTCTCGTAACGGATTTTACATAAAACCAAGTGTGCATCATAATTTTGTGTTTATTAAAGTGTTTATAAAAATGTAATTAATCATGTTGTGTTAGTGTTGTGACGGTACTTTCTTCATCAGTTTCTTTAATTCCTTCCGCATCTTATAAATCTGATTTTTAACCGGAACACTGTTTTTCGCTTCCGGCTTTAACGCCTCGATCTGCATCTTTAATTTTAAAACCTCTTTTGCCTTATCGACACAATCAAGCAAGTCCAGACCGGAACGGATAGATTCGTCTATCATCTCGCTAGCCAACCGGATTCGATCATAGAGTTTCTTTATATTCTCCACGTGATCGGCTCGATTCATTTCGAGTATTCGACCGTCGTTTACATAGCCGTCATAAATGACATAATACAACTTGTCTACGTCCGGACGCCCTAGAAAATGTCCGAGGAATTGCCAATAATATTCGTCTTTTTCGTCGATGGTATTTCCGAACTGCAGCGATTCGATCTTTCCTTGCGACATCGGGCACTTGATCTCACCTAGAGCGATAACTTTCCCGTCAAATCCGTACACATAGAAATCCGGTGAATCTCCGAATCCTTCAAACGGTTCATTGAAAACAATGTCTTTAAAATCGGTTGTACACGACTTGATCTCGTTCATTAACTGGCTCCGTACCCATTCGACTGCTAGCGGTTCGTTTTCATGTCCCCAATCAAACGCCTTGTTGCTTCCGTTTTCTCGCATCGTCCCGGTTCTACGCTCGTATCGTACTAAATACATCGCGTCTAACGCACCTTTACCAAAGGAACAACCTTTGCCCGCTTTCATCAGATCGGGAAGCGTAGAGGCGGTTATTTTGCCCCGTCTCTTTTCCTTCCATTCGATTTCTTTTTGTTCACTTGATTTCATGTGCTACTAATTCTTTGATTTGTTCTTTAGTTAGTTTATATTTCGTCTGTACCTGTGCGACCGTAAAACCACCTGCCAAACCGTCGAGGATATTTTTCCAGATTGCCGATCCTGTCTCAACCGTAGGCAATGAGTTTTCTACTTTCGGAAGAAAAGGACGAATACGAAGCGAATCAACCTTTTCGCCGAAAGCGTCAACTAATACCGCTCCGATTTGGATTTGCTTGTTTATCCATGACTCAAAATTCGGATTCTTGAAAATTTTCGTCAATGTTTTGCAATTCGTCCGGTTGAGGATCATCGGTTTTACATTCTCGTAAAAGTAAGCGACGAAACATTCTTCTTTCTTTCCAGACGCGCCGACCACTTGTTCTTTTTTCGTTTCGCGGATGGTGAGAATTATATCTTTTCCATCCGGTAGGCTGTAAGCGCCTAGATAGTCATAATTAAATTGAGTTTTCCAGTGTGTCATTATCTTGTTGTTTAAAAGTTATCGTTTCCACCCTGATAAAGCGACTCATAACAGCGAGCGCAAACCGTTATTATCTTTGTGCCATATCTGCCACGTTCGTACGTTTCGACCTCTAATTCTATCTCTTCGCCCGGTTCGATCTCTTCGCCGCAATCTTCGCAAACTAGAGTATCAGCAGGACACGCGCCAAGAACCGTACAAATTCGGCAATTACCGATACATTGAGGATTCGCCGCCATGTCGTTTCGTGTTTAGATAGTTACAGACTAGCACATAGATAACCGTGATAAATACGATCAATAGTGCGATAATTAATTTGCCCGGCTCCGGCTCGCCTTCTGCGAGGCTGCACGCTGAAAGCATTAAGATAATAGCAGCGGGACTTTGTTTTAGTGTTAGCATGGTGTTTGGCTTTATACGACCTTATTACTCTGTATGAATCTATCTATACTCGATAAATCGTACCAGATCATTTTTCCAAATTGAGAAAAAGAAATGAGAGCTTTTTCCCGTAACGTTCTCAAAAAATCATCCGAGCATCCTATATAGGATTTTGCTTCATCTTTACTAAGCCATTTCTTTACTATTGGCTCAACTTTTCCGGTCACTCTAGTTCGTCCCATTGTTCATTATTCAATCGTGTAACAATTAGATTATCTTTATCGGTTTCCGTCGTAAACAGTAGACCTTCGTCATATTTTAGATTTGTACAGGTCGGTCTAACCGAATTTCTTTTAGAACGAGGGAAGGTCATTGTTTCCCCGGGCTGCATCCCCCTTAAAAGGGCAGTTAATTCGTTTCTTTTTCGTCTCATTGTCGTGTATCGTGTTATGTAGCCCCAAAGGGCTATGGATTAATA